TGTATCTCAAGCTCGAACGCGGTGAGGTTGACGCCATCAACAAGGCGTCATGGTCAAGCAAGGCCCGGCAATTCACCAGCGGCGCCGTCTACACGACGGATAGCCTTGGCAACCGGACCGATGTTTGGGAGGCCGTGCATACGGTCAAGCTCGACGCGCTTGCCGATATCATCGATGACGCGCAGGGTACGCCGATCCTGGTGGGTTACAATTTCAAGCACGAACGGCAGCGACTACAGGCCCGTTTCAGGCACGCCGAGGTATTCGGACGGGGCAAGGTGTCAGACCGGTCCATCATCGAGCGATGGAACGCCGGCAAGATTCCATTACTCCTGGTGCATCCGGCCAGTGCAGGGCATGGGCTTAACATCCAATTCGGCGGGCACATCCTGGTCTATCTCTCAACGCCATGGAGCGGCGAGCACTATACGCAGCTCATCGGCCGGTTGCACCGCCAGGGCCAGCGGTCAACCGTGATCGTGCACCACATTCAGGCCCGCGATACCGTTGACGCGTTGGTGCGTGCCAAGGTAGAGGGCAAGATTAAGACGCAGGATGATTTTAAAGCGGCGATGAAGCGTTAGTAAAACCACGCAGCGGCCAGCAACGCCAGTCCGGCGCCGAGGAATAGACCACATATGAAGGATAGCTTGGCGTTCATTTCTTGAATCTTTCCGGCTTCATGAGGCCGACGAGTTGTTGCGCGCAGATCTTGCAGCAATCCTTGATGACGACGCTCTCCCCTGCGGTTGCGAAGTCCAGGCCATGCAGCGACAGCTTGACGCGGTAGTGATTGCCCTCGACGGATTCTCCGCAGCGGTCGCACGTGGCGGTTATGGTCATCGTGCGCTCCTGCGTCTGATGGTGGCGACGGCGTCGAGTTGTGCACGCATGGCGGCGATGTCGATACGCAGCCAGGCGGCATGGTCTGCCGCCGGCTCGCGCTTGAGATCGCGCTCCCGATCGGCGATGAGGCACGCGGTGTTGCAGATGAGGTCGCGCAACAGCGACTCGGGGATGGTGACGGTATCGGTCATTTGAGAAAACCTTCGCGGCGTAGGCGCTCGTTTATTTCAGGATGGGTTAGGAAGAATGCGCCATTAGGCATCAGGCAGAGCAGGTGCCAGTAGTGAGACGCGCCCGCACTGCCGAGTGCGAAGTCCTCCCGGTGCCCTTCCTCATGCAAAAGTTTGCACTGATCGTCCAGCGTCAGGTGATGTGGATCGAAGCACCGAATTGCACAGATGGTGGCGCCATGCGGCTTCCAGACGGTGATGCCTTCAAGGTCCCAGTGCGCGCGATCAGTATCGAACGTGTTCGGGTAGGGCTTGAAGCACCCGCCGCACTGGTCCGTGATGGAGAACATGCGGATCGGCACGTCCTGCCGGTGGCCGTGATTGAGCGCCCAGGCATCGAATGCCTGCGGGTCCATGGCGTAGGTGTGTGGTGACATTTCAACGGTTCCAGACTCGATTACGCGAGATGACGATTCACAGCCTGCGATGCATAGGACGATGATGGATAGGAGGATGACGCGGAGCATATGATATTCCTTCGTGCTATAAGAGTTATTTAAAAGGATTTTCCATCATCGTGCGCAAATGGTCAGCTTGCGCTTTTCTGGCCGCCGCCCACGCATCCCCCGCCGCCGCCCACGCAGCCCCCGCCGCCCCCGCCGCCGCCGCCGCCCGCACCGCCCACTGCGCCGCCCGCGCCGCCGTCTCCGCCTCCGCCCCCGCCGCCCACTGCGCCGCCCACTGCGCCGCCCACTGCGCCGCCTCCGCCGCCCGCGCCGCCCGCGCCGCCGCCTGCGCCGCCGCCCGCGCCGCCGAATCTAATTCTTCGCGGGTTGCTTCGCCCCGCATGAATTTTTCAGTTATGACAATTGCGTTTCGGCTGCGTTCATCAGTAAGCAGATCCCACGTCGTGCGACCGTCTCCGAGCTGCGTGTTGCGAACGCACCAGCATGCCAACGCCACGGACACGTTCTGATCCGGCATAACACCGTGTTCGCGCGAGGCCCATAGCATCCAATCGACGCGCGGGCAGGCGTCCCATGCCTCAGCCATGGTAGCGTAGCGCTTGGCGAATGTCTGGCCATCGCTACACGCGCTACGATGGGAGGTAAGAAAGTCTGACGTGGTGAGCATGGTTGGTTCTCTCGACGCCTAATCCCTCTGGTGCCACGACGGCACAGAGGGTGAGTTGAAGGCGGCAGGATTTGGAAAGAGCTTTTTAAAGCTCGCAACGCATAGAGCCTCCGAGGGAGTGTCCAATAGGTTAGGCGGCTGTGCGCACCATGGCCAGGATGCGATCGGTCAGCGCGGCGGCATTGGCTTCGAGTCGCGCCAGCTCTTGCTGCATGGAGAGGTTGGAGGGGTTGACCGCCACGGACGCGCGACGGCTGGCGGCCAGTGCGAGGATGCGATTGCGGTTGGCTTCCATGGTGCTGAGGCTCATACAGTATCCTTTTCAATGCCGCAACCCCGCTGCACCTTTCGATGCGCGGGGCGGATGGCTATGTAAGATGCTTCCGACGATAGTCGGATAAGAATGCCGTGACTGACAGACCCATGATGGGGTCCGCATGTGCCTCAGCGAGGGAGAGCAGGGCGAAGAACCGGAGCGCCTGAATGTGACTCATTCCGGCAGGGCGATTGCGATAGCTGGTGATAAGCATGGCTGTTTCCTTCGGGGTATGGCTACATCCTAGGCACATGAATAGGAATGCAAGAGCTTATTTAAATCCATATCTACGATTGGCGTAGCGGATGTCATATCAAATAGTCCTTCACGATATCTCCCGCGATGTTGCGCAGTCCATCCAAGGTGCTGGCGAAGCACGCGCGATCCAAGGCCTTCATGCGGACGCCGGCCTCGCTCAGGTGGCTATAGGTGGTATCCACGGGAGCGCCGAGCGCATCGCCATGCGTGCGCGTCAGGTGCACGACGCGACCGCCGCGCGCCCTGATCCAGTCGGCCTCGTTATCGAACCGCACGTCGGGGATGATGACGTGCACTGCTGGATCAGTCGGGAGCCGGCGCTCCATGGCGTACAGCCATATGTCGGGGTGGAACTTATTGCGGAAGCAATCGGTGCCGATGATTTGCAGGATGCGCCGGCCGGTGACGGCAGGGCCTTGCCTGGTACCGTTGCTGCAGGTGCGGAATTTGATGTCCCACCATTCGTCGATCGCCGCCTTGCTCTCCTGCGTCTCGTAGCGACTGCCGAACACAGCGGCAGCTACGTCGCGGATGGGATCGGCGAAAGACATGATGCGCATACAGGTATTCTCCCGGTAGGCCCGTCCTCTGCCATAACCCGCGCTCCGTAAGGCGTCAGCTATGTAATTCGCCAGCGTTGACTTGCCGCAACCGGCCTTGCCTGTGATTCCTACGATCATGCTAACTCCTGTATCAGTGCGTCAGCTCGCGCCGCGCGTTGGTTGTATTCGGTGTCACTCATCTTTAGAATTGAACGCTTACGTGCTGCGCGTCCGACAATCGAAGCGACCCCTCGCGCGCATAGGTCGGACTGGTTGACTGAGGTGGATCCCAGCTTGAAGTTGTCGAGCCGGTTGTATGTCGAGTCGTTGTTGATATGGCAGACGAGCACGCCTGTGCGTTGGCTTGCTGCGCCAAACACTTGGTATCCCGCCAACTGATGAACACGGACCTGGACATATTTCCCCTTATAGCGGATGGTGAACTTGTAATAGAGCGTGCGGCCAGTCGGAGTCAGGTGCAGCTTGCGCGGACCCTTGGGACCGACAACCCCACCCTCGGCGGTGACGCGATACCCGCGACGGTAGGCGTACCGGATGATGGCTGCGCACCGGCTCATCAGTTGACAGATGGTTGCATGCGCTCGGCGTCGCGAGGGATGGCGTACCAGGCTGGCCGCGCCACGCCGGGAGCCTCCGTGATGTAGAGAATCAACTCCATCACGTCTATCAGGCTGGTCAGCATGTCGTGTGTCTCGGGCAGCGAGAGCTGCGTACCGATCTCGGCATGCGGCAGGGTGTCGATTACCTTGATAGCCAGGAACGCAGCGGTGCACTGGCCTTCCGCGATGTCGCGCAGCAAGCTTATGCGCTCCTCATCGTGCGGGATGTGTGCAAGGGCCAGCAGGAGGTTCGGCCGGATCTGCCTGGCGACCGGCAGAGGATCAGTAGTCCCGATGGCGCGCACGGCCGCGCGGGCATGCGATTGCCACGCGCGCGCATGTGCCACGACCGATGCTTCGTCGGTTCCGGGTAGTATGTATTTCATGCAGCCTCCATGAGTTCGATCATCTTGTCCGCCAGCGCTTCGTAATAGTTTTCTTTCGCCGCCCGCGCCTCCGCCTCCGCCGCCCACACCGCCGCCCGCGCCTCCGCCTCCGCCGCCCACACCGCCGCCCGCGCCTCCGCCTCCGTCGCCGTCGCCCACGCTGCCCACGCAGCCCACACCGCCGCCCGCGCCGCCGCCTCCGCCGCCGCCCGCGCCGCCGCCTCCGCCGCCGTCGCCGACGCCGTCGCCCACGCTGCCCACGCAGCCCGCACCTCCGCCTCCGCCTGCGCCGCATTCCACTCATAAAACGACGGTACGTCTCCAGCGATCTTACGCTTATAAAGATTGCAGATATCGGTATTAGCTTTCTTCGCTGCGTCCGTTGTGTTGTACTGCGCAACGCTCTCGACAATCCAGAGCATGACCTTATCGACAACGAGCGAGAGGACTGCGCCAGGCTTGGCCGCGCGCATGAATCGGCCAGGCAGGGCCATGGCATAGGCGTTGCTCGATCCTTCAAAGCATGCATCTGCGATGCGCGCCAGCGCTTGCGGAATTCCTAGCTCCGTCTCGAACTTGGAATGGTCCTCGCCATGGATGCTGCAGCCTACGAGGCAGCCCTTACCTCCTTCCCAATAGAAGCCCTTGACGATCTGATCGAGCCGCCGGTGGCGATCGACACGCGCGACGTATTTCTTTTTGAGTGCGGCTTTGCCGTGGAAGGCGAGCATGGTTTTAGCAACTGGCATGGGGTTATCCTTTGAAGTGATTGTTTAAATGGTGGCCATTACGGCTTTGATGACTTCCGCCGCGACGTGCGGTACGATGGCGTTGCCATAACCGCGCACCTGCCCCACGTCTCGGGGTAGCCCATAAGCCACCGGGAAAAGTCCGGGTTGAGTTGGGCGTTGCACGCCGTCCAAGCACGGGAGCCACGCAAGACGAGGCCAACCGCTTGCTCGTTGAGTGGACGGGAATTCCTGCGCATGGTTCGCACGCTGGCGCGACGGTCGCGCCAGTCCCGCGCCGCCGGGGTTGCCCAGCTTGCGAGCGCCACCTGTTGCGACAATGGCACGCCCCTGTCCCAGGGGCGTGCCGGCTTGACCCCGCGCCGCGCGTCCGTGACGGTTGGCGATACCCACGAACCAGAGCCGCTGACGGACATGCGGGGCTTTGACGCCCGCAGCGCATAGATCAACCGCCCCGCTGGCGTAGCCCGCGTCTTCCAGATCAGGGAGTACCAGATCGAGCCACGCAAGGCCGGGCTCGCTTGCAACCTGCTCACCAATGACGATTGGAGGGCGGCACTTGCGGATGAGGCCAGAGAACACCGGCCAGAGGTGCCGTTCGTCTTTGACGCCTTTGCCTTTCCCCGCTTGGCTGAACGGCTGGCAGGGGCAGCTCCCCGTCCACACACACACACCGCGTATCTTTCCATTGCGCAAGTCGGAGTGCGCAACTCCATCCGCCGATACCGGCGAAGAAATGACATTGCGTGTAGCCTTTGAGATCGCGCGGCGTGACATCCAGGATGCTCCTATCATCAACATCGCCTCGTGCGATGAGGTTGGCGGAAATGAGATTGCGGAGCCACTGCGCCGCAAAGGGGTCGTTCTCGTTGTAGTAGGCTCGGCTCATGCAGCCTCTATGACGCACCACACCAGTTCGTAGGGTCGTGGATCGGTCACGGTTTGGCCTTTTTCTTAGCTGCACGCTTGGTGAAAGCCGTAACCGTATCAACCCACGCGCAATGAGCTTTGAAGGCTCCGTAGATGCTCGCAAAGCCCCAGGTATCCCGCTCGGTGGAGTAGGCTTGTTTGCCGGCGAACCATGCATTCCAGGCTTTGCGCGTTTTCGTCTTGCAGCCTATGCTGATGCGTCCGTCCGTCTCCGATCGGACGGACCATTTGCAGCGGATAGCGGACGCTCCGCCGCGCCAGATGCCGCCGCGCCAGTCGCCGCCGTGCCAGGTGCCGCCGTGCCAGGTGCCGCCGTGCCAGGTGCCGTCGCGCCAGGTGCCGCCGCGCCAGTCGCCGTCGTGCCAGATGCCGCCGAGCCAGGTGCCGCCGCGCCAGTCGCCGCCGAGCCAGGTGCCGCCGCGCCAGTCGCCGCCGCGCCAGATGCCGCCGTACCAGTCGCCGCCGCGCCAGTCGCCGCCGAGCCAGGTGCCGTCGCGCCAGTCGCCGCCGCGCCAGTCGCCGCCGAGCCAGGTGCCGCCGTACCAGTCGCCGCCGTGCCAGGTGCCGCCGTGCCAGGTGCCGTCGCGCCAGGTGCCGTCGCGCCAGGTGCCGCCGTACCAGTCGCCGCCGCGCCAGTCGCCGCCGAGCCAGGTGCCGTCGCGCCAGTCGCCGCCGAGCCAGGTGCCGTCGTGCCAGACGATCCAGCTGGAGGAATCCGTATACCATTCGACATCTTCATCCTCCGTACGGGCATCGGAGAGCCACCGGGGGCAGTTGGGGAGATCGGCTTTACGCATGTCGTATGGTCCTGCAGGAGGAGGGAGTGTGGGCCGAGCCTGTAGCGCTGGCTCGGCGGAAGCGTTTCCTTGTGCACATCCTCTCCACTTAAAAAGGAATGCAAGGATTTATTTTAATGCGTCCATCCTATGCACCTGCCCAGGTATAGCTTGCGCCATCCTGCCCGCTACCCACAATCGGGAGCCATGACGAAGCCTCTTGATCCGAACGGCCTGATGGGCGTAACCGCCGCTGCCAGGGTGCTCAGGGTGAGCCGCAGCCGCGTGCATCAGATGATCTACGAGGGTAAGCTACCTGCTACCCTGGTAGGAATAAGCTATGCGCTCAGGCGCGCAGACGTGATCGAGCTGAAAGACAGACCAGGGCCAGGGGTGCCTGCGAAGAATCGGTCCTAGGGCGAAGTCAGGCCTAGTAGCAGGGTATCCTAGGGCCGGTCACTGTCGGCAGTGGACCCCGGTTCGATGCCATAACGTTCTAATATCTTAGTTTCGGCGTAGCCCTTGCGCTCGTCCGTCAGCGGGGCCGGCGCCTGCGGGTCGTTGACGGTGCGCCGGGTAAGCGCCGCATGCCGCTCCGACCGGGGCGCGATCGGGTACGGGTGCCAGCGCTGGCAGTACGGGCACATGACCAGGGCTCGGTTGTGCTCGGGCGTCTGCTCCCCGCCATCGTCAGGAGTCGGGGCGGGAGGGGTCATCCGACGCCGAGCCAACCGGGGCCTTGCCCTCCAATCGGCACCCCACCCAGACTGACAGTCGTAATCGACCCGGTCGGCGAGCTCGCCGCAATGTTTATTCCGGTCCATTTTCCGATGCTGCCAGTGGCATTTATGATAACATTGAATCCGCCATAGCTGGTCGTTACACTTGCGATGGGCGATCCGAAAGATATATTGGTAAAGATATTTGCACCGCTGATGCCAGCGTATGTCAAGCCGAAGGGGGTGGGGGCGGGCGGCACGGCCGAATTATACTGCGTCCCGTATCCGAATCCGACGATATAACCGCTGCACGTTCCGGCCCCCGTTATCTGAAAAACGATAGTACCAGAGGTCATAGCGTTTCCGGACGGCGCTACTGAGAGCCCCCCTACAAAGGGAAGGACGATAGTCTCCCCTGAATCAAAGTATTTATTAGTCCCGAGGATTCCGCCGACGCGGTGCGACACGACGATGGCGGGGATGAGACAGACATAGGCAGCCGATCCGTAGATGCCGCTGATGGACCATGTGAGCGGTAGGGGCAGATCGATATACGCTCCCGTTGTCGGGCCGTTATTGAATGCCAACAGTTCAAGATAGTTGTCAACTGCCGTGCCGCTAATCGTTGTGCTGATGGCAGGGTACCCGCTGGCTGAGGAGCAGACATACCCCGGATATAGAACTGCGCCGTTGGCATCCGTAACACCCGCCCCCGATATATAAAACTCACGGGGCGGGGCCGCGCTTCCGTCCAGGGGAATGAAAACCGTCTCTATGGCACGATAGAGGGGTGTCGTTGATCGCACTCCGATAAGTTCTAGCTTGTATGCAACATTGCCAAATATCTGAGGCCGGATACTGCTTAGGAAGTCGATGGCAACGGTCTGTGGACTTCCAATTCTCGTTCCGCTGGAAAGACACACTTCCGCCTCCGATTCGTCGCCGCCTGCCTGCGTATAGTTCCATCTGACGATGCCGTAGGAGATCTGGGGCGGGGTGATGTTGACGGGGAGATTGAGGGCAGCAGTGGCCGTGTAAATGATCTCGCTCGGAGCGGTCGGAACTAGGACACTGTTGGTTGCAGAGCCGGCGACGGTGACTTGGATAAGTGCCCCCGTCGTGTCGAGAAGTCGGTTGCTGGAGTCGATGCTCCCCAGCGCCTTGGCGACGCCGAGACTGCTGTCGGGCTTGATCTCAGACGCGCGGACGGCGGCGTAGACCGGCAGGCCAGGGGACGCTGTACGGATCCCACAGATGCTGACTTCATAGAGCGCGTACCCGAAGAGCTGCGGACGGCAGTTGAGAATCGACTGCACGGCATCGATGGAGATGGTGACGAAGGTTGACTTGCCATTCTCGTTGCAGATGACACCAAGGCTCGTGTCTACCCCGGACGCTGTCAAATTCCACGCAATGTAGGCCAGCACGCGTCCGGGTGTACGCAGCGTACGCGATACCGCGCGCTGGTTCGTCTTCGACACCTGATCGTCGCGTGCATCAAGCGTCGCGTCGATGTTGCTCTGGCGAGTGGAAACGGCTTGTCTCATGGTTTCTGGTACCAGTTGTATACTTTGCGTTCGCGCTGCATCTTGAGGATCGGATGGCCCTCGATCGACACTACGTCAGGGATGACGCGCGCCGTCGTATACGACGTGCCGAAATCGTCGCCAAGCTGGAAATTCCAGGACCGGCCGGTAACGATGCAATTGGCCGTGATCGTCGTGTCGCCGCGATCGATGGTCGTTACCAGCGCGCCAGGCTGGAAGCTGCCGGCGCCGCGGGTCGTATCGATCTGGCTATGATCGTCCCATGTGGCGGTCACGGCCGGCGATCCGTACCACGTCTGCAGCACGGACAGCCACGCCTGCAGCTTGGGGGTATCATCAACCATCAGCAGATCATTCGCCAAGTTGATAGGGGCGTAGGACGAGGCCTGCACGGTGGATAGGAACGTATCGGACAACGCCAGCCATTGCTCGCAAAATGGGATCTTGCGCACCATCACGCGCGGTATCTCCGAGTACGGGGTTGCGGTGTTCCAGGATACGACCATGGGGTCGGATTCGTGGATGCCGATCGAGATGGCCAGGACGAATCCATTAGACGCGTTACACAGCCCGTATAGGAGCGAAATATCCCCCGACAGCACCAGCGCAGGCGGGCTGTCCTCAACCTCGACATGCAGTGTCGAGCTGACATCGTAGGCCGTGTTGGTTCCTGGGTTGTATAGGAAAACCATGGGCGCCGATAGCGGCTGCGTCATGTCGATAGAGGACGCGCTTACGCTGCCATTGGTGAACGGATAATTGTACGGCAGCGGAAAGAATCGATCGAACGTCAGCATGAGCGGCGGGACGTAAACCTCGGACGATGACGTGGTGAACGTGCGCGCGCCCGTGTAGGCGCCTTGCGCGCCGGCACCGATAGTGAGCGCGGCACGCAATCCCGTTGTCGCGGACAAATACTGGTGTCCGTTCCAACCGTTGTTGAGCGTGAAGCGCCGCCATATGTACTCATAGGCGGGGCCTTGACTCTTTGTCAGATCCCACGGCCCCGCCGGACCGGTTGAGCCGATGCCAACCAGTGCCGTGTCCCACCCGGGCGTTAGCGCGCAGGTTGACGTATTCGCAGGATCATATGCCAGAGTCATTCCGATGAGTGGCTTGTTTCCTCTGACTTCGATATAGTCGAAACACGACTTGCCATCTTCAACGATGGTCAGATTGCCGAGAAGGGCATTCGACATTGTGGACAGCGGGGAGAGAAGCGTGGTCGCGGGCAGCGTGACCGGGCCGGTTGTGATGGCCGAGGGGGTTGTCGAATAGACGTTGAACGTGATGACGTTGAAGGCGACTGTGCAATACCACGTGCAACCGCGACGGGGATTGATCAGGCTGTTGATGCAGTCCAGGACGGACTTGCCGTCGAAATCGAGCTTATCGGGAACGTAGGTGAGGCAGTTGGTAGGATCCGATACCGTCCACGTCGGTCCGCTGACGGTGAAGTTAGGCGGGATCTGCGGCTGGGCGAATGCCACCAGCAGGTAGTTGACGACTTGCAAGGCGGTCCAGGCCTTGGGGCGGTTGACGAGATCGAAATAGTAGGACGAGCCGCCGCCGATAGTAATTGGCCCGGTGCTCATCTCTCCGAGCGTATTGTTGTACTGCGTCGGTTTGGCATTGAATAACGGCGATTCCAACGGGAACGCCAGATCAGGAACACCACTGCTGGCATTGAAGCCCAGGACCCATCCCGAGTTGACGTATATATTATCCAGAATCGACGGCAGCCCAGATATGGACAGATTTTGCAGCCCTCCCGGTTGTGCGCCGGTTGCCACCGATGAGCCGTCCGGGATCGTTTCGATGTGGTCACAGATGCCCGTGAACACAACCTCGTAAGTTGTGGAGCCGATGGTGAAGGTATGACCGCTGCCGGATGTCGGAGTCTTGATGATCCGCATGTACTTGCCGCCCCACGTGCCAGGGCCAAATGATGAGATATTCGGACCGGTATTGCCGATCGGCCAGACGTTTCCGTAATTGTATTGCAGCTTCGCGGTGCCGTAATTCTGCCCGGCGCCCTCCTGGCCGGTGATGGGCACAATGGCAGAGGTCGTCCAGCCGGTATCGGCGGACGGCAGCGTTGAGGCATACTGCACCAGTATCGACGGCTGCGCTGCGGTTGGAATTGTCATGCGGACACCAGGAGCACCTTCCATGCTGCACGTAGATAGTAGCCGATGGCGTCATTGCTGACGACGCCTTCAACGCCAAGTATCAGCGAATTCGCCCACGCAACATTGACCGGATCGATAATTGTCACGGACGTCGCCATGAGCGCGCGATACCCGGCAAGCGTCGTTAATGCGTCGGCCTCACTCGACGCACGGTAGAGCGTCGGCACGACTTGCTCATCAGTCTTCAGTGCACCGAATACAACCCCATAGCCGGGGATGCCAGCTTGTTCAAACTTGCGGTAGCTGTATCCGCCGACACGCAGTTGTGTGCCCCACCCCACGAATGGGAAGGATCCGATGGTGGGAATGGTCATTGCTTGGCCGCAGGTGCGCCGTCGTATACGCCGGCGTTGGTGTTATCGAGGTATTGCGATGTGCGCGATTCTTTGCCGAATCCGGCCGCTGCAATCATGTCGGTAAGACGTGCCATGATGATGTTTTCCTTGTCGGCAGCTTCCTTGTCTGCGATGCGCATTTCCTCAAGTTTCTTAGTCACTTCAGCAACCGCCACGACAACCGGTTGCGCAGAATCGGCCATCTTGAGCTTGTCACCCTTTTCGGTGCCGCCGTTCTCGGCCAAGTTTTCATCATTGCCGAGATCAGTATTCTGACGCAACGTATGCTCGCGAAGGTTGCGCATATAGCCATCCTTCATGGTGGCGTCACGCGTGTCCCACATTTTCTCAACGCTCGTCGTGCCAGGCATTGCCCCCGATGATGCGTCCATGCCGAACGCCACCGCTTGACCGCGCTGCCCGGCCGCGAGTGCGCCTAAGATCATCGGGTTATTTTCCGCCAGCTTCATCGCGTCCGTGTAGCTGCCGGCGCCGGTCTGCGCGAATATCCCCGCATATTGATAAATGTTAGACATGATGTCTTTATTGTTATGACCTGCCTTGACGCCGTCGAGCATTCCCTGCCGTACGTCGCTGATGGGCAGCCCGTAGAATTTTGCGTACTTCTCGGCCTGGTCTTCCATGGCCTGCCCGCCAACGGCCAGCTCCTTGCCGATCAATCCTGCGTCCTTAAAGCCGGCCTCCGCATGCGCGGAGCGGCTGGCCTCGCCTTTCTGCTGGGCCTCGCGCAGCTCGTTAGCCGTCTCGGTTGCACGCTCCTCTAGCGCAATCTGCTTTTCGATCGATGCGTTGTAGGCCTCCATGGCGATGCCGGCGGCAGCCGCAACGGCTCCGACGGCTGCCAGGCCCATGCCGAATCGCCCGTGCGCCTCCGATACCTCGTGCACCTTGCGCAGTACTTCGCCATACGGTCCGCCGATCATCGATAGGACCTTGCTCAGCTTGGTTACTTCCTCGGTTGATTCGCGGGTGTTTGCATTGAACGACTGACCGCCCCCGCCCTGGTGGGCCTTCGACAGCCCCAGAATATGCCCCGCAACCTCGCGCGCTTTCGTGCCGAGCTTTTCGAGGCCTTCGATGGCCGCGTCGACGTTCGTCGTTATCGTGGCTTGAATGTCATTCGACATGGGCGGTAGCCGTTTCGGTCGTCGGGGTAGCGCTGTGCATATCCTCTTGCATCCACTTCAATAGCAACTCTTGCGTACGGTTCGCAATCCAGTCCGCGTCGCGCCGTCCGCCTGCTCCGAAGTTGAGGAATTCATCACGATACCGGGCACCATTGGCGCCGAGTTGGTTGAGGATGCGCGCGCCGGTAACAGTGTACGTGGTGACGGCGTCGCCATGGCTGGCGCGGCCATCCGCGTTGTATCCCCCGTTCAATACCTGCTGACGCATGCTGCCCGACTCGACGCGCTTGCCCGACTTCGACAGCGACGTATACGGCGCTACGTACGGCGTGGCCGCGCCGAGTGGGGACTTGATCTGCTGCGTCTGGTAGCGCTTGGATCGGTAGGTAAGCCCCAGGCCTGCGAATGCCTCGGGGGTGAACCGGTAGGCCAGTCCGAGCCGATCGCCGGGGCTGAGCTTCGACCATTCCAGCACGGCTTGTTTCTGGGCCGTGAGCGTCAGATCCATATACTTACGACGCGCGTCTTTCGTATCCTTGCCGAGCCACGCCATGATCTGCGCGCGGGTAATCGTCACGTTGATCACGGGTCATGCCTCTTTCCCGTAGTCGGCTGCGGCGAGTGCCTGCAAGGCGTCGTGCGCGCCAGATGCCACGGTGATGATGTCCTTGACCATGGTCGTTGTCAGCCACTCGGCTGCCGCGAGCTCGTCCAGGCTGATGGCGTAGTTGATGGCGAGAATATCAACGGCGAGCTGGGTTGCCTCGGTATCGTCCTCGACACGTGCCGGGACCTCGCTGGCGGCGGTCAGGCTCAGAATGCCCCGTAAACGCTCCAGGATCGATCGCAGCGCGACCGGGGGCATCCACCCCGCCAGGGTGAAGACTTGCGGCACAGCGACCAAGAAGCGGGCTTCCGGCGTGATCTTGAGAAGCTGGGGGACCAGCCACGTGTGACCGCTCACCGCGCCCTTGATGGCAGCGCCGGCCAGCGTCTCCAGGCGTGCGAAGTCGCCCGGGCTGCGTCCGACCATGGCGACATACCAGCCGGCCGCGGTGCGCACGTAGCTGGCAGCCTGTAAGGAGTCGTACCGGGCCCCGAAATGCTTGCCGGCCCCGCCATCGGGACCGTGCGCATAGATATCCATGCCGCCTTGCAGGCCGTGCCACCCCATGTGGGCCGGCACGGTGACGCCGGTCGGAACGTAGTAGCCCGGGTAGCGCGCAGCGCGTGCCATCAGGTCACAGCCCACGACAGCGCCGAGTGTGTGGAATCGGCCACGGGGCGGATGATCAGCTTTTTCGAGCTGGGCGATGACAGCGGCGACTGCACACTATCCTCCAACGTCCAGCCGGCGTTGAGCGTCCAGGTAATGGTAGAGCTGCCGAGGGTGCCACCCTGCGCGGCGGCGGTGAAGACGGCCGAGACAGCGCCGACGCCTTCAGGGACGGATACGTCCCTGACTTCAGCTTCCAATCGGATGCCGATGCGGCCCTTGGGTCCGCCACCGGTGACGGCGGTCGGGTAGGGGCAGCCCAGCAGCCAATCGAAATCAAACTTGTGATCCACATTCAGCGACAGGCTGTTGCAGTTGATGACGCTGACCCCGTCGAGTGTCAGGCCAGTCAGGGTGTAGCCCTGCTGATTGAACGACTGCGCGGGCAGGGCGGCGGTGTCAGTCTGCGTCAGCGGATCTGACGTGCCGTTGAGGCTGATCGGGTAAAGTTTCATGCCCATCGTGGCGAAGCTTCCGAGCGTCCACTTGAACGACTCCATGACCGCAACGCCGTTTAAGGCGGTGCGCGTCTCATGCACGGAGCCCGCCGCATAGCCCGGCCCCTGGTTATTGGCCAAGGCGTAGGCGAGGACGGCACCCGTCGTGCCGTTGAGGGCGGCAAAAGGAATGGGCACCGTCAGACTGGACGCACCGCACGCAGTGAGCATGACCTTAGCGGCGATGGTGTCCCACGTGGCCACCGACGCGCGCTGCAGCATCGTGTGATACGTCTCGGACATCGTGCCGTCCGCGCCGTCCGAGTCGATCTTGTTTTGACGCTGCAGGACATTCCCGCGCACGCCGACAAGAGCACTGCCGTTAAGAGATAACGCCTGGAGGCCATATGCGGTCATGGGGAATGCCAATCGAGCTGGAGGAGTGCGTAACCGAGGGATGCAAGATCTGACGTGCCGTCGTACACGGAATGCGACTTGGGATAGCACGTGCCGCGCGCGAGGTATCCCGGCTGACCAAACAGCGCCTGGACCTGCTCAGCGATGGTGGAGGCGATGGTACGGACGTATTCGAGCTGATCCGATGCGCCGGTTGTTATCTGCGACACGGGAATATACAGTTGAATATTCACAACCCCATTATGGGAGAACGTGTACAAGGCTATTTCCTCGGTAGGAAACTCCTCCCCGTGCACGACGGCAGCGAAGGTCAGGCCCGCCTGGAAGTTGATAGGCGTTCCCGCCATGGACGTAGCCGACGTAGGGAGGTCGCCCTGTGTGTTGTAGCCACCAATCGAGCGTACCGTCTGCTGGCTGGGAATGGGGGCAAGCGCCAGGAATTGTGCAGTGGCCTGCAGTTGCGCGATAGCGTACTGGATCACGTAGCCGATGTAGGAATTCGCAGTGAGGGTCATCCGGTCCTCACGGTACGAGCGCCCTGGCCGGCGATCTCGCTATGGCGTGGCTTGACCAGCAGGAGCGTCCAGCGCGCGCCGTTGACGGGCCCACGGTGCTGCAGGTACCATGTCCCGGCCATGTCGGGACTGGTGAACGTGAAGGTGTCCGCGCGCTGCGGTACGGGGACGTCATAGACCGAGACGAGCACAACGGCCATGCGGTCGTCTGTCTCGCCTGCCTGATCGATCATAATGGTTTGCATTTCCTGGCTGGCAGGAATGGCCGTGATGGTCTTGGGACTGCCAACCGATCCCTTGGCGGGCGTGTAGACGCACGCCTGCCCAAAATTGTCCTGCAACACCGCCAACCCCTCGTTGGCATTCACGTCGAATTGATTCAGGACCGGCGCACCGTTGTAGGTGCCCGGTCCGTTGTATGCCTGCCCGGGCGAGTTGTATTCGCCCGTGGGCTGCTGGGGGTTGACGGGGTTGGCCATCGGTCTTACTCGTCCGTGTCCGCGATCTCGAATGCGGCGAATATCTCCAGGGTGAACTTGTCCGGGGCGAAGACGGCGGCACGGCTGACCTTGTCGGCATGCTCGATCGCGTAGACGACGGCGGTCTTGCAGCAGTCGCGTTGTTTGATGGACAGCTCGAACGGCTTGCCCTTGGCGGACTGCCAGACCTTGAAGGCGGCGTTGAACGCAGCGGCGCGGGCGGCGTTGGCAGCCTGCGTCTCACCTTCGACGGCGGGGAACGGCTCACCGATCTCGTACGGGGTGGACCAGCCCTCGGGCGTGAAGGTGCGGGTGTGCGACTCGTACACGCGATCCCACGTACGCGCGGCCAGACCGAGCTTGCTGGGCGTGGTCCAGGGGCCTTGCTCGGCCAGTGCTGCGACGATGCGCGCGGTTGCCTGGTTGGAGAGAGTGAAGGGGAGGGAAGCCATGGCTCGGTCTTTCAACAATGCAGCACCCGGAGTGGGTCAGCCGCCTAAAACGGGGTGGGGTTGCGGCGTGTTGTCCAGTGAGCGCTTGTCCAGCATGGTCAACATCTTGCTGACATCCGCCGGGTTGGCGCTGACGGACACGGCCACCGCAAGCCGGTCATTCGAGCGAGTATTCTCGCGCACGGCGGCCTTCAGCTCGATATTGCTGACGGTGTTGGCGCCGATCACTTGCTTGTAATCCTCCGCACGCTCGCGCTCCAGGACCATGAGCGCCTGCTGGCACTTGGCCTCGCGCGCAAGGGCGGCGTCTTCGCGCTCCTTCGACTTGCGTTCGATCTCTCCGATACGGTCGGTATTGTCTTTCATCCGCTTCCAGATCAGACGCCCGAGAAGGCCCGCGACAATGACCGTGCACGGTCCGACGATGGAGGTTATGATGGCGATCCAGAGGGGCATCATTAGGTGCCCAGGTATCCGAAGGCCTTGAGGTCCAGAATCAACTGCGCGACTGCTGCCGCGAGATTCGGCAGGGTGATGGAGCCGGCTGCAAAGCTGGCCTGATAGGCGTTGCCGGTGGGCGTTCCGTAGCCGGTTTTCTGGGCTGCCGGAGTTGCACCGAGAACGCCTATCGTTGATCCGGAATGAACCAACGACCCAGCGAATAGCGCGCCTCCGGACTGAACCCACAGGGCATATGAGTTGGTTATCGTGACATTGGTACCTGCCGTAGGGGAGGCAGTTATCGCAAGCGTGGCCGCAGTGGTGATTGTTTGAGATGCCGTGTTGCAGGCATAGGTCGGGGCCTGAAACAGGAACGCGCGCTGGGTGCCCGGAGTCGTCGTAGACCACGTGACGGTACGCGACATATTGACATTGGCATCAATGACTTCCGTGCCACTTGTTAATCCGGTATGCGCTCCGAAGCTGAAACTCAGCGCCAGCGGAGTGCCTGACGCGCCGGCACTCTGCGTGATATTCAGCGGATTAGTTATGCCGCTGACGATAACAGCGCCAGCAAACTTAGATGATCCGGCCTGGATCCACAGTGCGTATGAGTTGGAAATAGTGACGTTGGTACCCGGCACAGGGGCTGCCACGATAGCCAAAGTAGCCGCTGTACCGATGGTCTGCGATGCGGTATTGCAGGTATAGGTCGGATTAGAAACAATCATCGCGCGCTGCGTGGCCGGTGTCGATGTGGCAAATTGCACGCTGCGTGCCAGTGATAAATTGATGTCAGGGGCTTCCGTCCCGGATGTCAGCGTCGTATGAGCGCCACCAGTCAGAGTCAGCCCCACGGGTGAACCCGATGTAGCTGCCGCTTGTGTTAGCGTCAGAGGGACGGTTGATCCAGTGACTGTGACGGTGGAGCCAACTTGCAGCTGCTTCGCTACGGCCAGTCCGCCCGACATGATAACACCAGCGCTGACACTGCTGGTCGCATCGCGGGTGCCGTTGAAGATCACATCACCCGCACCAATGGCGCCGACCTGGTACTGGAGCGGCGCCCAGCCGTTCACGTTGTCGTTGAGGTACCAGCCCAAGACATTTCCGTGAGTCGTCTGCTGGATCGTTCCTGCGACGGCGAATTGCACAATTGCATCATTACCCGTGGTTCCGTTAAGCTGGATGCTGGCGGAATTGGCAGCGGCAGCGTTCACCTGGATCTGAGGTCCGCCGCCTGACAAGGTGAGCGTGGTAGCGGAGAGCGTGCTCCCGAACGTCCCGGAGGTACCAACCTGCAGTGACTTCGCTACCGCCAGGCCGCCACTTAAAACAAATGCTGCCGTGGTCGAATTGCTGGCATCGAGGGTCAGTGGGGAGTTGATAAATCCAACACCTACAGCGCCAGCGTTGAATATGATCTGACTCTGAACATTAACGACATCAAGTATCGAAAATATGTTTGTCGTATTTTTAATTATGCGCCACTTTGATGTGCCGTTGTCTTTGAAGTCCAGCCCGGTATTGGATCCGGTGGTGCCGTTGTCTAGGGAGAGTGTGGTATTGGATCCGCCAAATAGCATGACCGTCTGATTATTTGTAAACGTTTGCGCCGTGGCGAGCAACGCTGCCGTGCCGGTTGTGGGCACGGTGAGGGTGAATGCTCCGATGGAAAGGCCCGTGACGGTGGCAGCATTTCCGCTGCATGCGGCTGCGGTAGTAGCAGTGGCCGAGTTGCCAGAGCATGCCGCCGCCGTCGTGGCCGTCGCCGCATTGCCCGTGCAGGACCCCGAGCTGCCCGAGACGTTCCCCGTAACGTTGCCAGTTACGGCGCCGGTGAGCGGGCCCACGAAGCCGGTGGTGCTGGTGATGGCACCGCTGGACGTGATCGCGGTAGCGGTCAGCCAGGGGATGTCCAACGCGACCAGGGCGCGCATGGCGGGAGCACCAGCACCGCCTGATGCCGGGCCTGCGAATACAAAGTTTTGCGATACGGTGGACGGGATCTGCGCCTGCAAGGCCTTGATCTGTCCCGTAAGCGTGGCCTGCCCCGAGGACGAGGAAATGCCGACGTAGGCTTGCATCCCGGCAATGGCGTCATTCGCCTGCCCGTGATTCAGATTATGCGCAACCGTCGATATCGAATCGTTCGGGCCGGGGTCTACGAAGGCGTCATAGGCCGTGGGGAAAAGGGTGCTCATGGAGCCCCCTACATCACTTGCCGGCCGCAGGCGCGGGAACGGTGAGCGGCGCCACGGGTGGCACCTTCAAGATATGCACCTTGATCAGGAGCGCCTGGAAGATGCCCGAGACGCCCTTGGAGGTAGCGACACTGCCGTGGAACAGCTTCAGGCCCTCCGCCACACCCTCGCGCGCGGCGGTGTCGAGCGCGCTGCAGGCCTCATGGAACGCACCGGCCAGGATGGTCCCGGCCACGATGGTCTTATGCTGGCGGCGGTAGACCACGTAGGCCCAGACGATCAGCGGGACGATGGCAGCAGCCAGGCACATATACACGTGCGAGAGCGCAACACCAAGGCACAGGCACAGGGCCAGGACGCCGACACCGGACACCAGGACACCCTCGCCCAGCGTCTCCCCGAATGGGATCTTCCAGACCATGGACGCGATGATGTCGATAACCCCTAAGATCATGGCAACCAGGGCCAAGCATTCTGCCACGCGCAGAATGGCATGCAGGGGCGCCAGGCGGGCCTCGGTGACTGCATCGGCCTTGGCCTTGTCCGCGTCCTTTGCCTCGATCTGGGCGGTCAGGAGCTGCCCCTGCAGGGTGGCCACGTTGTCATGGGCGGCGGACGCAGCGGCCTGGGCCGATGCCACCGACTTGTCGGCCTGCGCCTGGGCGATCTTAACCGCTACGTTGGCCTTGGCGGTGGCGTCGTCCGCTGCCTGGGCGGCGAGCACGGCCGCGTGGTCCGGGGTGGCGACGGCGGATGCGATGCAGCCAGCCAGGAGCGCCAGCATGGTTACAAGGATCAGGGCGACCGTGGATGCTAGGGTGAGTGCACGCATTAGACGCCTTCGACTTTCACGACGTAAAAGGTGAGAGACACCACAGACGGGCCGCCGGTGGCGCACGACAGGTAGACGTAGTTTTCAGGCGTCGTGCACAGAATCGACTCGTTCGGTTTCTGCGCTGCGTTGATATTCTGCGGGCCGCTGTTGGGATCGAGCGTGCCCACATTGGCCTGCCCCGGAGGGCTGGTCTTGAATTGCAGCGCCACGGCCGAAAATATGTCCATGCGCTGCGTGATGTAGCCATTCTGGCCGGGCCCGCTCTGGATCTCCGCGAGCTGTGCGGTGGTCAGGAGCTTGGCAATCTGCGTAAACGTGCCAGCCGCCGGGGCGTTGACGTTGAACGTCAAGACCGCGTCATAGCTATTGCGGAGATCCATCGCGCTCATTTGCGGCCCTGCAGAGACTTGTCAGGAGTTGGCGGAGCCTTCTCCGCTTCGACCGGGACGAACTTCCACGCCGACCACTCGATACGGCCAAGAAAAAACATGGCGTCCTCGTGACTCTCGAACGCCATGATGGCCTTGACGGTTCCGGCGGGCACGGTCTGGTTGCGTGGGCCCCACAGGGCCTCGCGCGCGGCGGTCAATTTGTACTTGATGAGATCGGCCACCGGATACCCCCTGACGCCCAAAAACCCTCGCTACCAGGGATAGCGAGGGTGTCGAGTTGTTCAAAGAGCGACGATCAGGAGATGAGGAGCTGCACCGCGTCGGACAGGCGGCCGTAGCCCGCGTTGCCAACGGTCTTGAGGCCGTACTGCCAGGCATCCGCGTCGTGCTCGTAATCCGAGCCGGCGCCCTTCACGGTCACGAGGCGCTCGCCGATGTTCTCCTGGAACACGAAGGGCATCGCGTTCGGGGTGATATTGACGAGGTAGACCGCCGTGCCGGTGATGCGCGTGCTGGGCAGCAAGACGAGGTTGCTGATCTGCTGCTTGAGGCCGAATACCGGGTTGTCCACGCTGCCAGAACCGGTGTCGAGCTTGGGGTTGCTGATTGCCTGGTAAAAGCTGGCCGCCTGGATCGAGCTGGCGACGATGGGCACCACGACCGCAATGGCCGTGATGTCTTCGTTGATCGGCTCACCGCGATCGTCCAGGAAACTGAGCATGGCCTGAATGCCCTTGACGATGGCCTTGGCTGCCTCGTACGGGGTCATCACGGACGGACCGCCGCCGGTGACGTAGGGGACGACGTTGTTGATGGTGATGGACTGGCCGACGCCGTAGACGTGGCTGGCGTTGAAGTACGACAGGCCGTCATACGCGAGGTAGGAGCCGCCCGTGGCGCCGTTGTTGATCAGATCCGCGATCAGCTTGGAACGCCACTGCTTCATGCGCTGGCCGAGCTGAGAAAACGTCATCATGACGTTGCTCGTCTTGTCGTTCTTGATCCAGTCCAGCAGGAGATCGGTCGTCACTTCAAACTTACGGTTTTTGACCGTGTAGTTGTACTCGATCGGCTGCATGGGCTGGCGCGCGCCGAACCATTCGCGCATCGGGCCGATGGTGCCGAGGAAGTCCAGACGCTCCGAGGATCCGGCCGGCAGCATCGAGCTGATGCTCACGGCCAGACCGTTGAGTCCGTCCGACATCGGAGTCGTGGTGATGATCTTGTTGATCAGGCCACGGCAGTAGTAGTCAGTGATAGCCATGGATCAGATCTTTCCGATGACGAGCCACTGCGTGCCATCCGAGCGGATGTTCGCCATGGAGTAGTTGGCGGTAGCGGTGGCGTAGGTGTTCGAGCCGTTGATGGTTTCCGAGGCGTTGCCCTGCAGCGTGATCGCGAAGGCCGCCGACGCGGTCTTGATGATCATGAAGTTGCGGCCCGTGCACTGCGCGACCGGCGGCAGGGTCAGGGTGCGCGCGGCGGTGTTCGGCAGGTACAGCACGGTGTCGAGCTGCTGTACGGTCAGGGTGGCGGCGGCGTCCGCGAGGACTGCCGAGCCGATGCCCTGACCCAGATCGCGATCATCCGTATGGAAGGTCTGCGCCTGGATGACGACGCCATTGGTGATGCCGTCACCGTAGTCCGTGAACAGATCGATAATACGACCGATCGGGGTGGCGCCGGCTTCAGCCGTCAGGGTGAGGTCGTTGTCCGTGGTCGCGTAGACGCGCGGGCGGCCAAGGATGGTCGTCACGCTGACGCCTGCGATGGCTGCAACGAAGGTGAAGTCGCCAGTGATGGCGAAAAGATTGGATCCGACCTGGCCATTGCTGGTCGCGGCATCCTTGGAAAGGACCGTCTTGCGGCAGATACCAGCGAAGGGCTGGCCAGCCGTCAAGCGGTCATAGTAGCCGGCGGCGTTGAGTGACAGGAACGATCCCTCGAAAGGAACCGATCCGCTGGCGCTGCGCAGATTGCGCTGAGTGCCGCCATAGATGCGGCGATCGGTCGCCTGAGAGAGTGCGGCCATGGGTTATTCCTCGTCTTTGTTGTGGGCGCCGGCCGCGATGACGGCGGACGCGCTCTTGGCGCCGCGCGCGATGGCGTCGGCGTCGATAGGGGTTAATGCGGAGCCGCCCTGGTTGATCTTGACCCCGCCCGGGAGGCCGAACCGCTGCGAGCCGCCAGGACTCAGCAGATGATTTTCGGGACCCATGGAGAGGAACGATTTGAACACCGAGAAATCGCCAAGGAACTGCGCCTGCAGCTTGGCGTTGCTCTTGAAGTGCTTTTTGAGCTGCTCATCCGACATGCTGGACAGCGCTTCGATGCTGTCGGGGCTGCCCTCTCCCTCATGCGCGCCGACATCCTTCGGGGTGCCACTGGCCAGCTCCGCGACCTTCTGCGCGCCGGCCAGCTTGGCCTCCAGCGCGGCGAGGCGATCGGACTGGACCTTGAGGGCGGCATCATGCGCGACCTTGTCGGCGGCGCGCGCGACGCGCTCGGCCTGCAGGGCGTCGGCGGTCTGCAGCGCCTTACTGGACAGCTCGGCCTGCTGATGCGCGGCCATGGCCGCTTCGATGGCCTTCTCGTCCAGGCCCTCCGCGAGGCATTCCATGAGCTTGGCGGAATGGGCCGCGAACTTGACGCTCAGGGCCTTGATGGTCTTGGGATCCATATTCAGCAATTCCTTCGGTGAGAGTTTTGCACTACGCGCATGGATGTACTTCGTAACAAACAATTGTAGAGCGTCAACAGTAATTTTGTTGACACCGAGAAGTTCGTCAATTCTGTCGAACCATTTCTCAGCCTCTTCAGAACTGGTTGACGAGAATAAACCATCGCGATTTGCCGCGCCTTCGCCCACAACGTCGATGGCCTTCAATTGTTTCAGTCTAGGCGAAGGCATTTGAAACTTTGCCGTAGGGGGGATTTCAATTTCGTTACCCTTTTTGTCGTATGCGCTAACTTCGGTGCCGTCCGTCAGCGGATAAACCATTCCTGACGCTTGAAAAACAATGGACATTCCCAAGTCTTCCGGGTGCTTTTCCGCCATTTTCATCACATAATCGTACAGATCGCCCTTGGGACTTTTCTTGGCGATTTGCGACATTTTGATATCCACCAGCACCTTATCCGCCGACAGGCGGGCGTTGCTGGCATGGCCGACGAGTGAGCCGAGGCCATCCTCACACATGCCGGGATGTGTGAACCTGACTTGCTTGCCATTCGAGGCGTTGACCGCGTCGCGCACCTGCCCAAGAAACACATCGTCCAGCATCATGCCGTGGCCGAGGGCTTCGACTGCCTGCGCAGCAGACGCGCCGTAGATCATGCCTTTTGCATAATCGACTCGTTCGAGCGTTGCACCCTGCACGTCGAAGCTGAAATATTGGCTTGGGTTGCGAAAACGAATCATGCTGCCCCGACTTTCTGTCCATCAACGGATGCGGGGGCGCCATCGGCGTCCGTTCCGGTGTCATTTCCACTGCCATCCGGCCCATTGTCGGCGTCTGGATCGTCTGCGGTGGCCTCGCCTGCGGCGGTGTTCTCGGCCAGCGGCACACCCCCTGGTACACCCTCCTGGTAGAGAATAACGCCATTTGCTGCTGCGAAATTCTCATCCTGATGTTTCTGCAAGATCTCTTGCTCGAAGTCCAGGCCGTTTCGCTCGAAAATGGTGCTATGCGACATGCCCTGCGTCAGCCGGATACCGTCTGCCGTGGCCTCGCGCACCGGATCCGGGAACGCCTGCGGCGGACGGTTGAAGCGTAGCAACATGGCATCTTGAATATTCTCGACAGGAATGCGTCGCGTCGCGATCTCCTCGATCAGTACCGACTCGCACCAGGGCGTCTCCATGCCATCGATAGCCATGCGCTGATGGCTGCAGCCGGTGCGATAGGCCGCCATGAGGGCCGCGCGCGATGCGGCGAGGTTCGACTTGCTGAGGCGGTGTTGCACAACCTCCATCGGGTATCCCCAGGCTGCTGCAACCGGTTGGATCATCGAATCCTGAAAGTCAGAATGATCCGAGCCGTTGAAATCCCAATTAAGCGTGGTGATCTTGGAATCGGCCAGCTCGTAGCGGATCATGCCGGGATACATGCGGCTGGCGTTCGTCGTGCGGGCCTTGGCGGAATCGACCGTATTGGACGCGTTGGCGTCTCCGGTCTGTACGATCATGCCGATGCAGGCCTGGACGCGCTTGGCTGCAACGTACGCGCTGGTGACGTTGCCAAGTTGGTTGATCAGATCCATGATGGGGGCCATCCAGCCAACGCCACGAATGGCCTCGGGACGCCCCGGGGCCTTCATGTGGATCACATTCAACTGTCCATCAGGAGCGTACCAGGGGATGTAATCCCACGTATAATCAACGTTTTGAACAGCATAGGGACTTTTGCGCTGGACCCAGAGGCCTTTTGGCCTCCCGTCCGCATCGAGTGCGATACCCTCGAATTGCTCGGGCGTGTTGTATCCCCAATTCTCATTCGAGACGCGCGATGGATCGATGATGCGCCAGCAGGTAGCCGTGGACGGATTGCCTGGCCGCTTGGGCTTCCAACAGCGGATGGCGAAGGAATCGCCCGTGACCGCCGTCGTCACCATCATCGTCGTAGACATATCCTTTTTGGATAGCTGTCCCGATGCGTCGAAATTCTTACCCGTGAACGCACGGGACAGCGCCTGATCAATCTTCATCCGCGTTACGCGGGTGTCCTGCAGCGCGTCCGTGGCGCTGATGTCTACCTTGCCCACGCGCATGCGGTCGGCATCAGTTGCATAGACGGAACGCGGGGTCAGACCATCCGCGCCAAGGCCATACTCGCACAAGGTATTGACCATTGCCACGGCATAGGGGTTGTTGCGCCAGAGATGCCAGGAGCGGTTGGCAATCGATGTATTTTCGCGCCACCAGTCGTCGTTGACTTCGGTGCCAGTAACCGGCCAGTCAAGCGTTGACGCCGACACCCGCGAGGCGGGATACGCGAAACCGGGGGACACCATGTTAGGCGGCATAGTTCAATAGCTCGCTAGGCTGCCGTCCTGGCCGTCGCCAGGAAAAGGGCCGATGTACTCGGGCATGAGCGCGCCCGCCGGGTTGATCTTGCGCCATTCCATGCGGTAGTAATCGCGCAATTGAATAGCCTGCGCCACTGGCATCTGCTCATAAACAACACCGTTAGACGTAGTGGACGCGAACGGCAGGCGCACCACGCCGGAATTATTGATTAGTGCATCTGCTATCGCGCGATCGATAAGCAGATACATCGTCTGCTCGTTGAAGCCCTGCGCGACGAGAGCATTTACTTGCGTAATGGCGGATAGTACTTGCGCGTCAGTTGCCACCCGTGCAAGTCTAGTGGCTTCATGCTGGCCGTGCAACCCCTAGGTGCTACATCCTACTAGTGGGCTAGATCTTCCAGGCCTCGTCACTGCTGCCCAGCCACCCCCGATACTCGCCTGGCACCGCGTTCGGCTCCTGGAACGTTACGGCGCGCTGTGTGGCCGCCGCTGCCTCCGACTGGCGAAGGTGCCGCAGGAGAAGCGCTAGGGCGTATACACGGCAATCCAACCAGTCCCAGCGCTGCCCGACCTTGACCCACTTCCGTTTCGTGCCGTCCCACTGCTCCGCGCACAGGTGGCGCAGGTACGTCATGGCCGACGAATCCTTTAACTCGATCCCGTAGGGGAGCATGGCGGACCCTGGCTGGCCGATCTGCACCAGGAACGAATTCTGAGCGAGCTGGCGTACCGGGTGCGTATCGATGTTGATGCGCGGCTGGCGCAGCTTCCAGTCCACGGCCGAGTATTCAATACATACCCCCGGAATGGTACGACGTAGCTCGCCGCGCATTCCGTTAGCCCGTTCAATCTTGGATTGTGATGCGCCGATGCACGGGACCCATTGCGGGTGCAGCGCCAGCCACGACACGATATCGTCCGTGCGATAGTTGGCATCGATGCCCTTGGCCACCATGGGCGTGGTGCCAACGATTCCCGTTACGACCGAATCGATGCGATCGATCACAGCCCAGATCTGTGCCCGCGTCATCGGCTCACGCGATGCGGTCGCGTACTCATACCCCCAGGCAATGTCGTACTGGCGCTGTTGGTTATCAATTCCCAATACAACCCAATACATACGATCCGCCTGTACGTCAACGCCGACACTGCAGTATTGCACATCCCTGGGAACGCTGGCGATGTGACGCGAGAAGGTTCTAAACTCGGTTCCGATGACGCGATCGGTCTGCGCTTTCATCATCGGCTCAGTGCCGGTGCCGCCCTTCTCCTGCGGCCTACCCCACTGCGATGCCATCGATCGCGCCTGCAGTTCGTTCGGTGCGAGCGTGGCCATACCGTCCGTATCCACGTCCAGAATATACTGCGATGTGAGACGGTCACGATAGAACGCACGAAGCAAATCATGGTCGCCACGCTCTTGCTTGGCGCTCTCCGCGTCGCGATAGAGCGAGCACAATCCGGGGATGGTGGGCTTGCGTCCCTCGGAAGTCATAACCGAGAATGGCGAATCAAGCGCCGTCCATCGAATTGAAAATACCGACGCGCCCTCGTTCGTGTCCTTGCGCTTCCAGAGCTTCAGCGACTGCAACCGCTCGGCGTTGCTCCAATGCTTCTCGCAGTGCGGGCAGCGGTAGGCCTCCAACTCCTGATCGACATGTTCCCACTCCATGACTTGGAACACGCCACAATGAGAACACGGTACCGCGATACGGGTTGCGGTCCCGCGCTCCCACATGATGAGAATATTACTATTTTTATCTTTCTTGACCGTTGACACGTAAATGGCGAGAGGGTCCGCCGCCTTGTCCACGCGCTCGGTAATGAGCTGCAGCCGATGGAGCGACGGCCAGTCGTCCACCTCGTCAACGCCGATGCAGTCACCTGACACGGACGCCTGCTGGCTTTCGCCGCGTCCGCCTGCCGCGCGCAGCATGAAGCGCCCGCCGCCGGGGAGCGTGATTACGCGCGCCGCGCCGCCCCGCGATCCACCACCGCTCTTGGGCATCTGACCGCCGTAGCGCATCAGGATCGGCATCGCCTTAGTCGTCCAGATATCCTTGGAGCTGTCGAGACTCGGGTAGGCCATCAACACCGTCTGATGCTCCACGATTGCACGACGCATGAGCGGAACCAGGGTCGCCAGCGTGCCGCCATCCTGGACCGGCTTGGCTACGACTGCGCGCGAGTAACCTGCATCAAGGGCCTGCATGAAACAGATCTGCCCCGGGTGCATGTTGGGATCGTACGATTCCCCCTTGTAGGGCCCGTCAGGCAGAATGATCGAGCTGGCGTATTCAACGTAGGTGGGAACTTCCAGCAGGAGCGTCTGCGCCGCTTCGACGCCAGCCGATTGCATGATATCCAGGCTCACGCGTCGGCCTTCGATTCCTCGGGCAGGATCTCCTCAGTGATGATCGCGGGAATCTCTGCCAGCTTTTTGCGGATGCGATCGGTGACGCGCAGGAGCAGGAACCGCAACCGCTCCACTTCGCCTGGCTGCACATCCGACAGCATGCCGATCATCTCGGGAGCGGCGTCAAGGTTGCGACGAATCATCCGAAAGAGATTCGACATGTAGGCGACAGCGGTTTCCTTTTTGATCATCTCCCCCGATTCGAGCTGCAGCCGGCGAAGCTGGAGTTGAGCCTTGGCTTCGTTGGCCTTGGCGATCATCCGCACATTAAGGGCTTGCGATTCTGCGGCGTCCGCAAGTGCGGAATCGGTCAGGGCCTTCGCGTCAGTGCTGCCGGCCTTGCGCAGCTTCGCGGCAAGATGGAGTTTTGCGCCTGTCAGCATCTTGGCGCGACGCTCCTTGGCGCTCTGTGGTTTGCCAACAGGCCTGCCTACAGGGCGTTTCTTGACAGGAGACTTGATCTTGAGCATGCTGCGTGCCATTAGATAGTTATTCCCTTAATACTGTATATATAAAAACGTTGTTCGATGCGTGGCGCGGCC